CGTAGTGCACCTCATCGAACACCAGCAGTGTGCCTTCTGGCAAGCACCAGCGATACAGCTTCTTGCCAATCTTGTTGAGCCACGGCGTGCTGCCGCGCCGCAGCTTTTCGTAGTTCAGCACGGCCAGTGCTTTAACGCCGACTTCAGCGAGTTCGCGCTCCCAGTGTGGTATGACGATCTTTGGGCACAGCACCAGCACGGGCCTGCCGCTGTTCAGCGCAACGCGGGAGGCGATGATCGTTTTGCCAACACCTGTCATAGAGCTGTCGAGCGCGCAGCCATGCTGCTTGAGTGCCTGCAGCAGCCTATCAACGGACTCCTGTTGCTTCGGGAAGAGGGTCTTCATGGGGTTCAGTTGCATTCGAAGCCGTCGCAGAAACCGCAGACACACCCACGCGCACTTTCGGGTTTCGGCTCTTCGCCGTCATACCAGAATGCGATGGCCCGCGGGGCACGAACGAAGGCTACGCTTTTCAGGATCTCGAAAGAGGCCCCCGGATCGTCCTCGGCGCGGCGCTCGGTGGCCCGTGTGGCGTCGGCGAGCGTGTCATATGGGTTGGACAGACTCGGGGGCTCGGGGTTGGGGTGGCTCGGGGTGGTCAATTTGGTGATGTAGTAGTGTGGTTTCATACTTAGGTTGTTCTTCTTTGCTGGTAGGGGTTTCGGGCTGCTGCTTGTTGCTTTGGATGCGCGCCCACGTTTCGTCCCACTTCGACCGGTTGACGGGCCTCGGGGAGTCTCCTTTTCCGGCGCTCACTTGCGGGACTCCTTCCATGCGGCGATGGCTTTAGTGGCGTTGCGCCCGATGTCTTTGGCCAACGAGTCCCTTGCCAGAGCGCCATCGTCGCCACCTTTGTTGCAATCTCCTACGTTGAGTCGATACCATTCGATCGACTCGGCCAGCCTGTCCGCAAGCGCCCGCTCGGCGGCAAGCTCGCGCTCAAGCTCGGCGATCCGGTCAACGCGTGGCGCGTCGCAATCCTCGCAAGCCTTTTGAGCTGCGCGGAAGGTCTTGTTTTCGCGCTCCAGCTGTCGGCTTAGGTCGGTCATCTCCGCGATGTAAGCGGACTCGTTGTAGCCGCGATGGGCGATGGCGTCGGTGCGTGGGGTCGCTGTTTCAGTTTTCATGTTTCAGGATTCAGGTAAAGGGGGTCCGGTGACTGATCCGGTGTCCGCTCTGACGAGGCGGCAGTCCCATTCGTGCGGTTGGGCAGCGGCATCTCACCGCTCGACTGCCAGATGGTGTTTCCGGCCGGTTGGCGTATTATAATTACCCACTTTAACCACACTCCAACCACCGCAGCAGGAATCGCAGAATGTCCGGTGTGACTGCGCCCTCACTGCGGAGGCTGGAATGAAGTGTCCCGATTTACGACTCGGGACAACGTCGTGCGGCTTTTCGGTTTTGTGCTGTCCGAAGGTGGGCAAACCCTAACAGCGGGGGTCACTTACGGGGGAAAAGCCAGTTTAGGATTTTCTCGTAATTCTCGCTTCCGAAGTCTCTCAAGAGGTCCTCGGCTGTATCTTCCGACTCCTTCTCTTCAACGACGACGTTGTCGGCGAACTCCCAAACCACGGAGTGGGGGTCAGGAGGAATGCAGATTGCCACGCCTTGCAGCACGGCAACGCTTTTGTTCTCCTTCAGTGCAATTCGTTCGGCCTCCTTGGCGGCGCTTTCGAAGGTGTCGTGAAACACGACAGGGGGTCCTCCACCACAGACGTGTAGCATGTAGAACGGAGGGCGGGCGGATTCATCAGGTGTGTCTTGGGGCATGTCGGTTTGCTTGTTGCGAGCCCTTCCTACCGGAGAGCCCGAACAAAGCAACACCTTTCTGCAAAAAAAGATTCAGGCTACAGGTGGCAATCCTCGCAGCACCATCCGAGCGTATAATGGTAGATGAGCCTGCGCCCACAAGGGCAGTCATCCTGCGGGCGCTCCAAGAAGTCGTGGTCGTGCGGCGCGGCTGAAAGCAACGGCAGGGGGTCCACACGCGCAAGCTGCTGCGCTTCTTCAAGCAGCAGGGCCTTGCAGAGGATCGCGTAGTTGAGCAAGTCGTCGCAGGCATCCGTCACCGTTTCGCCGGTAACGCGCAGGGAGCCATCGGCCACAAAGCTGCGGATACGCATGAGCTTGTCCTGTGTCCGCAACAGGAGTCCGGTTACGGGATGCAGTCCGAGCGCAGATGCGGACTTGAAATTGGCGAGTGCATCCGTGGCTTGCTTGCCGCCGGTGTAGTCGTTGTTCTTGGATTCCATGATAGCCCGTGCCTTGGCGCAGGTTTCATCGTGCAGTTTCAGTAGTTCGTCGCGGTGCATGGGTCAGTCGATGTATTCGAGAAGGTCTCGGAAAGTGAGTTCGTCGTGCAGGTCTGCTGCCACCAGAGTAGCCTCGAATTCCTCGTTGAAGGCAAGCACGAAAGGGGCAATGAAGGGTGTTTCCACCACGTCGAGCACGAGTCGCGGCAGAGACATGCGCGCTCCTTTGGAGCAGGTGTCCTCCACGAGTGTGCGCAATCTTGGCAGCACGTATTGGTTGTTCTGGTTCATGACAAAAGTTTCAGGCGTGCGTATTGGGCAATCAGCGCGGCATCCACCATGCCGTCGTGGGGTGTCGTGCACCTCGTTGATGCAAGCCAGCATTCATAGGGCCACAAACCTGCTGCGGCTTTGAGCGCATAGGTTTTGGTCTGCCCTTTCGGCACGCGCCCCAGCAGCATCGGTTGCCAGTCGTTGACCTGCACGCGTTCGGTTCGCAGGCCGCTGAGCTCGCTGGTGCCGCAAAGCAGCCCGAAGCTGATACCCATCGAGCGCATGGCTTGCGAACTCTTCGCATGCTTGAGCGGTTCCTCGATGGCAAGCATGATGTTGCGTGGGTTCTCGTTCAACGAGAGCAGCCAGTCCTTCACGGCGTGCGGGTTGATTTCCCGCTTCTTGCCGATCATGCGCGTGGGCATCGGTATCTTCTCCAGCACATGGCCGGTGAATTCACTCAGGGCTACCAAGCCCCCGTCGAGCCCGTTATCAGCCCCGACAATGACGTTGCATTTTTCGCGGCTCATGAGGTGTGTATCAGACATCCACTGTAATCGTAACCGCTGGCATCCGTGTCGTAAACACCAAAGCCTACTTTGGTTACAACGGAAGCAGGCAGCGCGAGATGCAGCTGTTGTAGCGTGCAGCCGACGATAACCATAGGACCGCCCGACGGATCGACGAAGGTGTCACTGACGCGCCAAGGCAATTCGTTTTCGACATCGAACAGCCACGTGTTCTCGTTGAGCTGCCTGAAGGAGACGGTATCCCCGTAGCGGTTCTGCCATTCAATCCTCGTCATCATCGTCATCGTTTAGTATTTCCGCGTCGAGAGTCACGTTGCGCGCGGGCAACGCGCTACCACCGACATCCGCCTTGGTGTTGTTCAGAATCGAGATGTCGATCTGCACACTGCCCGCGCTTCCGCTGCCGCCACGGGGATTCAAGCCCAAGTTCCTGCGGATCATCTGGTCCAGCTCGGACATCTCCTTCACCGTGCGCGGCCCGCGAATGTGCGGCATGCTGTCACGGAACATCCTGATGGCATTGGCGGCAACGAATGCCTGATACTTGTCGGCGGGAGATCCTTGGCTATCCGCGATTTCGAGTATGCTGCGCTCCTCTTCGTCCCGTGCGGCGGACAACGGGTCCTGCAGTGCTTCGCTGGTGACCTCCTGCAGTTGCTCCTCAAACTCGTTAGGCTCCACTTCGGTGAACTCGGGCTCGGTGAGTTCGGTGTGGGCCTCGGGGGAACGGGGCCTGCCCTTGGGCAAAGGTGTGATGCCCGCCTCTTTCAGCCAACGCGTGATGGTTGCGGGATTCACACCCATCTGCTCGGCGATGCGGGAGCGCAACAGGCCCTTGTTGAGAAGCTCGACCGCGCGGTTTCGCATCAACGCGCCGCTGTAGCCCTTGGATTCCCTGTTGTCCGCGGCCCGTTTGGCGGCGGCTTTTCGTTTCGACATGCGCGTGAGAGTGGTTTTTACGGCTTGCTTGTCAACAAAAAAACTGTTCAAGTGCCCACACATTTCGTTTGAACACCATGGGAAGACCAAAAAAACCAAAACCCCCCGCGCCGACAAGGCAGACACTTGAGCCCCGTATCGACCCGCACACCAAGCAAATGGACGTCGGCGGGCTCAACATACCGCCGACCAGCACGCTCACGGCTTTGCTGTGGGGCTTCGGGAATCACCCCTCTGCCGTGGCAAGGGAATACTATTTCTGGCGCGTGGCTGACTTGCTCTGGAACCATGACGACCTTCCCGAAAAGATGTTCATCAAACATCCTTGGGCTGAGAAGATTATTCACGAGTGCATCAACAACAAGTATCTCTCGGTTGGTGGTTCGGCAAGCTCCGGCAAATCACATACGCTTGCAGGCTACGGCATCATCAGTTGGCTGAGCAAGCCACGTGATACGCTTGTGCTGATGACAAGCACAACTCTGCGGGAGGCCCGCAAACGAATCTGGGGCTCGGTGATCAGCTTGCTTTCGGTGATCGAAGGGGCACCAGTCAACGTGCGGGACTCCACCGGTTCGGCGAATTACGTCGATGCGAACGGGCAAACCTTCGACCGCGCAGGTCTGTCGCTCATTGCTGCTGAACGCAGTAGGACGAAAGAGGCAATCGGCAAGTTCATCGGTCTAAAGCAGAAGCACGTCATTCTGATTGCCGACGAGCTTGGGGAACTCAGCGAGGCGATCTGCCAAGCGGGACTGAGCAACCTTAGCAAGAACCCCGTGTTCGAGTTAAAGGCACTGAGCAACCCAGCATCTCGGTTCGACGCTTTCGGTATCTGGTCCACTCCAAAGAACGGGTGGGAGTCAGTTAATGTGGACACCGCCGACACGTGGATCACGAAGTGGGGCGGAAAGTATATCAGGCTCGACGGTGAGAGATCGCCCAACGTGCTTGCTGAACAAACCCTGTATCCGTTCCTGCCGACACAGGAGAAGATCGACGAGGACAAGGCTCTGCTCGGGGAAAAGTCAAGATCCTACATGCGAATGGTTCGGGCCGTCTTCTTCGACAGCGATGAATCCGAGGGCATCTACGGGGAATCCGAACTCGTGCAGAGCGGCGCTTTAGGCAAGAGGGAGTTCAAGGCGGGCAGCGTGCTCATCGCAGGGCTCGACCCCGCGTTCACCAACGGAGGCGACAGAACCATGCTGATGTTCGCCCGAGTAGGCTTCGACATTACGGGCCAGTATTGCCTGCAGTTCGAGGAGTCCGTGCAGATCAACGACGACTCTACCAACAAGGCGATCCCGCGCACCTACCAGATCGTTCAGCGTGTCAAGGAAGAATGCGAGAAGCGTGGGGTGAAACCGGAAAACTTGGCCGTTGACTCCACCGGCGCGGGATCGCCGTTCTGCGACGTGCTTGCCGGTGAGTGGAGCAGCGACTTCCTGCGTGTTCCTTTCGGCGGCAAGGCTTCCGACCGTCGCGTGAGCATGAACAGCCAGCTGACCGGCGAGGAGCTCTACTGCAATCGGGTTAGCGAGCTGTGGTTCGTAGGCAAGGAGTTCATGCGCACCAAGCAGATCTTCGGCGTGACCCATGAAATGGCGAAGGAGATGTCCAACCGCCGCTACGAGCTGGTCAAGGGCAACACCCTGCGCGTGCGCGTTGAACCGAAGAGTGAGCTGAAGGCGCGCGCGGGGGCCTCACCTGACGAATCCGACGCCGCGTTTATTTGCTGTGACCTCGCAAGGCAACGGCACGGGTTCGTTGCAGTAGACCCACCGCGCGAGGCCAGTGGCGGACTCTGGCCTGCTCGCAAGTTTCAGTCGCTTCGCGATCTCGACGTGGTCTCCCGAAGCTCGCAAG